GGGCCTTGCGCCTCGAGCCAGCGCCAGTGGCCAAGATAAATCTTGGCCATCGGTATACCGGGTCGTCTACTCACCGGTGATCTCTTCATGAGGTAGTCGAGTCTCATCCCAGGGTCCGCCCAGGTGAGCTGGTTTGTCTTCGTCCCATACACCCTGAACATCCGGAAAGTTGGCCACACTGTAGCCAGCTTCCTTTAATGCATTCCCGATTACGTACGCGGGATCCTGGTAACTTTCAGGCTGGTGCAGCTGTCTCCACTCAAATTTAACTTGTGCTCTCATCTTTGTCCTCCATGTATTTTCTAGATCTTTCTTGGTCAGCCTTCACCATACGCAGGATCTCTTCCATTGCATCGGCTATTCTTTTTAATTGTTCTTGGTCCATATATTTCTCCTGTATTGGTTATAGATCCTTGTATCAGGGATAATCCTACATGTCAAATCTTTCTTAAAGTTATCCACACAACCTCAGGTTGAATTTTTTTAACGCTTGAAGCTTGGCGCTTGTAGCTTGTGGCTGCTGGTAGGTCTCACCCAGCATTATATCTAACGCATGTCGCGCATAACATCAAAGACCAATGGGCCACAACTTAATCATATAAACCCGTTGCGCTCCCTCGGCCGAAGGACTTGAGCGCAACTGGGCTAAGGCTGTCCCACCAGAAGTCACTTAGCGCGAAGCATTTCGTGAGCTGAATGTATGCCTTATCATTAGCAGGACCAACAAAGCATGCTCTTAAGTTTTAGCGGTTGCAGTGTGAAGATCACACGAAGCGTAGCTAATAACCTTTATAGGTCCAGCAAATGATGACTAGTAGTAAGGAGCGGTTTTACAGGCAAGCCATGTACCTCACTTACTCTAGTCCAGCCAATTTGAGTTTTTTAATTCCGTATATTAGCAAAAGGGAACTTCTCCCTTATAATGCTTGACAATCAATCTGTCAAGTGCTAAAAACTATTTATGCAAAATAATAATCAACCAAAGGAAAACATGACCGAGAAACGATTGACACTAAACACAGAAAAAAGAAAAGCTATTGCTGACGTGTTCCAAACACACTTTGAACTTAACAGTCCAAAGTATGAACTGCACAAAAAATCAATAGCTGATTATAATGAGGCAAGAACTAAAATGAAAGTTTTAGCTGAAACAGTTGTAAGACATCATCAACCACAAGAAGATGTAGAAACAATAGGAAGAATGATTTCCAAATACAATAGAAGTGGTGGAGAGTTGTATGAGGATAATTGTTTCTATTTTACTGCACCAGAGAAAACTGAAACTGATAGTGATGGTAGAATAAATAAAATCATTGATGAACAACACGTCAAGTTTAGTTTAGGAGAAAAATTTGCAAGGTCTTATTATAGAGATGAGATTAAAGCAAAAGGACTTAACCCTGACTTTCATGTTGCAATCAATGGCAACTACGACAAACGTAGTCCAAGCTATTATACTATGGAAAGCCAAGTAAACAAATTTACTGGGCATGAGAGTTGTAGCAATAACAATAAAACTGAGATGTCATTAAGAGATGAGTGGGAAAAAGATTTCCAACTTACAACGATTGGTTCATCTTATTGTCATAGTAGAATGTTTGCTGTTGACCAAGAAACATTTGAAACTTTCAGAATGTATAACAGTTTGAGAGAGCAAGTTAAATTAACACATCAACAATTATTTAGTCATATCAATGGTAAAATGGAAAAACTTAAACTTGGTTTAAAATCTTACAGATACTTTGACCAAGCAAAAGACTTAGCTGACAAATTAGGTGTTGTACTTAATGAGGGCATATTGAACGAAAGTTCATCTATGGCTTTGTCTGTTTATAGTCCGACAAATCTAGCTGATCTTTTAACAGATACAGTAGAGCAAACGAGAGAGGAAAAAATAGCTATTGCTAGAGCAGTAATGCAACAAGCAACAGTAAATTAAACAGTTGACAACCTATCCTACCTAGTGTAGGATAGGGAATACAGAAACAAACATACAGGAGAAATAATGGAACTAAACAAACAATTCAAAATCACTTACTACGCAAAGAAACATGGTAAGTACATTACAAGAAATGCAAAGTGGACAGAACTTTGTAGATATTGGACTAGCAAAGTTGGGGATAGTTTAATGACATACTTTGACATGGACGCACAAGAATACAGAACTGCCAAAAAAACATGGACAGTAACTAACACAGAAACGAGGTACTAATGACACAATTAACAGATGAGCATTTTGAATTGCACAGTAAAAACAAAGCTGAACAATTTGAACGACAGAAAATCAAGTTCCTAGAAGATAGAATTAAAACTTTAGAGAACGCAATAGAAAGCCATGCTAAAATCTTGGCTAGATTTCAAATGACCGAGGACAAAGATGATATAGAAATATATGAAACTGTCGGTGGTGGTTTTGATTTTGATGAGGAGAAAAAATCATGAGTAGCTTTAATTGGTGCCATGGTCCCGGTTGCCACAAATCCCACACACAAGATAGGATAAGAGGTGTCAAGGGTAGCAAGGTTCTAAGAACTAAGAAAGTTGCACAGACTCAATGGAATAGTGGAGAGAGAACAAGTATGTATTCTTATTTCTGTAGTCAAGGTTGTTACAATGACTTTGCTAATACATATGTAAGAGAGGTCATTGCATTACACCCAAGGACCGAGGCTCTTGAAACTCCAGTTGATGTAGTCAAGGAACAAACAACAGATTGGAGAGGCAATCCATATATGGAAACAAAGATATTAAGTAGTTGACAACCATGGTGGATAGTATAGGATAACTATATTAACAAATACAGGAGAAATAAAAATGTCAACACAAGGTCAAAACAAAATAGCCGACACAATAATGGAAACAGGTTACACATTCCAACAGGAACAGTTGCTACATGCATTGGAGAACCAAGTATGTACAGGTCTGTTGATGTGTAATCCAAGAGTGACAGGCTTTACATCGTTTGCAAAAGCTGTGCTTAATTTTATCAATGATAAGAAAGCACCTAAGACTAAGAATAACTTATACAAGTACTTAGTTGATAACGGTTACTATGAGGGCATACATAAATTCTCTTGGTCCAAGAGATAACACTTGACAGCCTATCCTATTAATGATAGGATAGGCTATAACAAACATACAGGAGAAATACACATGGACACAATGATCAAAGCAACTAACCCTTACTCGAATGAGTCAACGATGTTAACACCAACAGAACACAAGTTATACATTGAGATCAAGCAAGCAGAGTTCGATGAGGATTACAATGCAATGCAAAAGAAATTGTCTAAGTTCAGTAGACTGAATGCAAAAGCATTCATGGTACTACTAGACTAACCGAGTACCAACTGTGTGGTCCTGTAGGACCACACTCACACACTCACAGGTTGTGCGGCCGCGCTCGCATTCAATAGAGGTACCAGACCCAATCTCAACGTAGCATAGACCATCGACCCCCTATACACCTTATATATAAAAGGGGTCCCACTACTTCGTATATATTGCTTGTTTTAGAGAGATAAGGCTGTTAAATTCGTTATGAACATCTAATTGATGCAAAAAAAATTATAAAAAATTTTTATGGAAATAAATAACATAGATATTAGTAAGTTACCTGCTGATATAAGAAAAGAATTTAAAACGTTGCAGGTAATGCACGCAGAGAAAAAAATTAGAAACAAAGCTAGAGGAGACTTCATGTCCTTTGTTAAGTGTGTATGGCCCGAGTTTGTTGAGGGTGCACACCACAGACACATAGCTAAAAAATTCAATGACCTTTCTGAAGGAAAAATTAATAGACTAATTATAAATATGCCGCCTAGACATACTAAGTCTGAGTTTGCATCATTCTTACTACCCGCCTGGATGGTGGGCCGTAATCCAAAGTTAAAGATAATCCAGGCTACTCACACAGGAGAACTTGCAATACGTTTTGGTCGTAAGGCTAAGACATTGATTGATAGTGATGAGTATAGAAAAGTTTTTGAAACAAGATTAAGAGAAGATTCCCAAGCTGCCGGTAGGTGGGAAACAGCACAAGGCGGCGAGTATTTTGCTGCAGGGGTCGGCGGTGCTATAACCGGACGGGGTGCTGACTTATTAATAATTGATGATCCGCATTCGGAACAGGATGCGCTATCTGCGACCGCGATGGAATCTGCTTACGAGTGGTACACATCCGGTCCACGTCAACGTTTACAACCTGGTGGAAAAATTGTTGTAGTAATGACACGTTGGTCTACTAAAGATTTAACAGGTAAATTACTTGCTCACCAAAAAGAAGCAAAGTCAGATAAATGGGACGTGGTAGAATTTCCAGCGCTCTTGGATACCGGAACAAAAAAAGAAAGACCGGTGTGGCCTGAGTATTGGAAGATGTCAGAATTAGAAAGTGTTAAAGCTACACTACCGGTTGGTAAGTGGAGTGCACAATGGATGCAACAACCTACATCTGAAGAAGGAGCTATTATAAAACGTGAGTGGTGGCGTAAGTGGAAACACGACTGGATACCAGATCTACACCATGTCATACAATCTTATGATACAGCATTTCTTAAAAAGGAGACTGCTGACTTTAGTGCTATAACTACATGGGGTGTATTCTATCCAAATGAAGATTCTCCTGCTAATTTAATATTACTAGATAGTATTAAAGAAAGATTTGAGTTTCCAGAGTTAAGACGTAAAGCATTAGAGCAGTATAAATATTGGCAACCTGAGACGGTTATAGTAGAAGCTAAGGCTTCTGGACTACCTTTGACCCATGAATTGCGTCAGATGGATATACCAGTTTCTACCTTTACACCATCGCGAGGAAATGATAAACATGTAAGAGTTAATACATGTGCACCTCTCTTTGAGTCTGGAATGATCTGGGCACCAGAGCAACGATTCGCTGAAGAGGTTATAGAAGAATGCGCAGCATTCCCGCACGGTGATCATGATGACTTAGTCGATGCTATGACTATGGCTGTTATGCGATTCAGACAGGGAGGTTTTATCTCTCACCCCGAGGATTATGTGGAAGAAAAATCAGTGCCTAGAAAAAGGAATTATTATTAATGGTGTCATCAATTATTAGAAACTTTATAGCAAAAAGAATGTTTCAACAAAAAGGAGCTATAGCTAACAATAAATCTGTAGAGTTTTCTGCCAATGCTTTGCAGCAAAGATTAAAAAATTTAGGTGTTGATCCAAATACAATAAAATCAGAAGGTGAATTAAATCAAATATTATCTTTTGTTAAACAAGCAGAAGACCAAGCGTTTAATCAAAAGTTTGGTAATGCCTTATCAGGAAACAAATTTCAAAAAAAAGCAGAAGTAGTTGATTTAAAAAATAAAAAATTAGATACAGAAAAACCTATTCTAGGTGGTACGCAAGAAACAGATGAGCAGATGATACAAAGATTTAAAAAACAAAACGAAGATTCAATCAACAGACTTAAAAATAAAAAAAAACCTGAAGACATGGCAGGTGGCGGTGTTGCAGGATTACTGGGTGAGAGAACAGGA